AAAAATCACGCAATAAAGCAGATAGCATGCTAACCCACTGCGCCTGGATTTCATCGCTGACATCTTTCCAGTCAATCTCAGCCTTGTCCGCAGTATCTTTGGATGTCTTTGAGAACTTATTCCAGTCTATCACCGGCAATTTGATGCCTGCGAAGATTAGCGTCATGCGCATCAATTCATAGCACATCGACTTTACGGTCGCCTCCGATACCCCCATCTTTTCAGACAATTCCCACAGGTAATCATCAAACGTTTTCGTAGCAAAACTTAAAGCCTCAACTTTCTTAACCGCCGACTTAAACACGTTTTCCAAGTCTCTGGCTGGCGGAACCGCTTCCCCCGCTCCCTTCGTTAAATCCCAAATCTCATCACTCGCCGCCTTCACCGCCCGCCCATAATCCAACGATGATATTTCCCCTTTTTTCAGCATCTCGGAGAGCGTTTTTAAGTATACATTCAGCTGCGCTATTCTCGTCTCTTTTTCCTGAATCGTCTTGATCGCATTCTCTTTGAGAAATTCAGTCCAGGCTTCTTCCTGATTCTTTGCCGCCTCCACTCCTCCTACCAACTTCTCAAATTCCTTAATTGCCGCCTCTATCTTCTTGTTCACCGCCTCCATTTCTTTTGATAATTCTTTTCCGGCTTCCTTGTGTTCTCCCGATGACTTTGCCGCTTTAAGATGTTCGCCCCCCAAATCCTCTAGCAGCTTTTTTAGTTTCTTCCCCTCGTCACCGCTCGCTATCGCCTTTAATGTCTTCTCCGTGTTCTGCCCGTATTTATTCCAAATGTCATTCATCTCGCTTACGGATTTTATCTGGTCTCTTGAAGCAGCCTGTGCAAATGACGACCATCCGCCTAGCGCATATATCAATTTCGCCCAGGCCTTTGTCTCGTCATCAACGAATTTTCCCGTGGACTTCTCATGTTTCTCGCGGATACTGATTAAAAGCTCATGTAACCCTATCCCCGCGATGATTCCCGTTCCCATCACGGCAAAAGCGGCCGTAACGGTCATTATTCCCTTTGCCATAGTTGCCGCCGCCACCGCGGCCTGGGGCATAACCGTTACCAGTGTGGCGAGAAATTTTAGTATCAATCCCCCCGTCATGAGAAATGTCCCGCAGACCGCCAACAAGCCTCCGAGTGCAAGCGTGGTTTTAATAATGACTCCTGAAAGTCCAGGATGCTCCTTCATCCATTCTGCTATCTCTCGGGATACTTCCCCCACTTTCTTAGTCAATTCCAGGATGACGGGAGCCAATTGTGCGCCTATCGTTATCGCAACTATCTCCAGATTGTTCTTGGTCAATTTTAACTGCGAATTCAGCGTTTCCAACTGCTTCTTGGATACCTCGTCCGTTGTTCCGGCTGCATTCCTAAGCTCTTTTTCATATTCCCTTATTTTATCCGAGAAGCCGACAAGCGTAAGCAGTGAGGCTACGGATCGATCCTGGAAATCCATCATCATAAGGGCCGAGCGTTTCTGCTCGTCAGTCATCCCCCTGAACAGCTTTTCCAGGTCGGCGATGATATCCGCTATATTCCTCATTTTTCCCGATGTATCAAACACCGTTACTCCGAACGCCTTGAATACCTCGCTATTCTTAATTGCCCTTGTCTGTAAATCCCGCAGGACTATATCCAACCTCGTTCCCGCCTCTGAGCCTTTCACGCCTTGATCGGCAAAGACCGCGAGCACGGCAACCCCCTCCTCCATGTCCTTGTTCAACATTCTCAGGGCTGCTGCCGCCCTTTCCGTCAGCGCTTCGGAAAACTGCTGAATCGTAGCATTCGATTTGTTTGCGGCCATTACGAGCACGTCCGATACCCGTATCATATTTTCCATATTGGCAATCGCATCGTCCTTGATCGTCAATCCCAATGCGCTTTGGGCATCCGCCAAATATTCCGTCGCTGTCGCCATATTGAACATGCCCGCCTGAGCGAATTTCGCTACTACCGGAAGCGCCTCCAGAGATGCCGCCGCATCCAATCCCGCCGAGGCAAGATAATAATACGCCTCCGCCGCCTCTTTTGCCGAGAACGTCGTTATTCTGGATACCTCTTGGGCCGCCGCCGCCATATCCTCCCTCATCGCTGAACTTACATCTGACATAATCGCCAGCGATTGCGTCATGGCGGAATCAAAATCCCCGAACGCCTTGACCGATACTGCGCCTATCCCGATTATAGGTGTGCTTAATGCAATTAGAGCCCCGCCGAATTTTACAAGGCTATCCCCGGCTTTGTTGAGAGTTTTGGCTGTCTGCTCTGCATCCTCAATGACACTCTTTACGGATTGCGACCATCCGGACTTGTCCAGCGCTAGTTTGGCAATAATCGAACCGACCAGGAACGATGAACCCCCACCGATCATTTTTTATCTTTCCCTATCGCTTCCACTTCTTGTTTTTCCTCCAATTCGATCAATTTCAGCGACCATTCCAATTGCGAAACGGCCTGTCGATAGGCCGGCATCTCCGCCATCGCCATCCGTGCAGCCGCCATCGCATCCAGGCGATTGCCTATCATTACCTTCTCGGCCTCACGCAGCCAGAATTTGAAATCGCGGTAATCGAGATTCAGTATCTCCCTATAGGTCATGAGCCCGGGGAACGCTCTGGCAATCGCCGCTATTGATTCGCCCCAGGCTCTAATCCATTTTTTTCTTTCTGCTCCTCGGTCAACCCCGCCTCTGCGTCCGCTTTTGCCATAACTCGTTCTGCCTCCTGCGGCCCGATATACGCCCTCATAACATACTGAATAATCTCTTTGATATCCCGCGCGTCCAATTCATCGATCTTCTCTTGCGGCGCTCCCGTCATCAAGTGCACTTCCTTATAGAGCGCCAGCGTCGTGTCATAATTCCCTGCTTTCCCGTCCTCATTTTTCAGCGTTTCTTCCAACTCCCGCAGGGCCGCGAATACCGGCTTCGACATCTTCACAATATAAATCACCCCGTCGATTTCAACCTCTATCGGAGGGTGAAGCGTTTTTGCCGAATTGATCACAAGCCGTTTCATCATGCCATCCCGATCGTTCCGAAATCGCCATACGTCGCGGATTCTTGGCTGACGAAAATCTTGAACCCCACCAGGAACACTCGTTGACTCGAACGGTCATACTGCAACTCGAATTTCCGGTATGGATACGTCTTATAAATATGTATCCATTCCGAATGTGTCACCGACGGGACGTTGTCGCACACCTTTTTGATCACGAGCGCCCTTGCGTTTTCATACATTTCGCAGCCGACCATCCCCTTGAGCGTCAACACGTTCCCGGTCAGCTCCCCGAGCAGAACGGCCTCAAGCTGATCAAGCGTTGAGCGCGTCATCGGCACATCCAACTCCATCGTCGCGCCGCCAAAAACCGCATCCACGGCCGCCTCGCCAAACGCTTCTTCCTGGACATCGTGAATCGTATCCGTCATCTTCAACGATACCGTCCCCAGGAAGGGCGCAAGCGTAATCGCGTCCGACTCGCCGTATCCCCACTCGATCTCGCATGGCCCGATGTCTCCCATTGGTAATTGAGGCATTTTAAATACTCCTTTTTATAGATTTCCGCCCGTCACGGGACGGCCGGATTGCCCTCTATCCTAAACACATAATTCGTTGAGAACTCAAACAGTCCCTTTTCATTCGGCGCGGCTATCGGCGCAGGCGAAGCCACGGCGTCTATCGTCATCGCATAATATTCTGGCGCCGATCCCACGGGCGGCACCATGTCCCATCCCGTCGCGCCGTGCAGAATCGCGAATATCTGCTCCGCGTCCTCCGCCGCCACGAAATATGACCCCGCCCTATTCCAGACTTGTATCGCCTTATCGCACCTATCCGGCAAGTCGCCTATCACCGCCCCCGGCACTCTCTCCAATATGACCATCACTCTTTTCATGTTTTCCACAAGGTCGCCGTTTTTGTTCCTGGCCGGCAAGTGGCCGACGAAAAAATCCTCGTCCAGCGTCCACGGCAACCCGCTATGCGAAAGAATAAACAGCGCGATATCTTTTATCATCGTATCCCCGACAACGCCTCTGTCGCGATCCTGATATATTTATCGCCAAACATCCACAATTTTGACTCCAGATATTTTGGGCCGCTCCCCGGCTCTGACCAATTCCAGTCGGGCTTTCCTTCCTCGTGGAGATACGCGGCATAGATGATATTGAATCCCGCGATAATCTCGTTTGCCTCAACCGCGATCTTTTTTGACCCCTTCAAATCCCCTTTTTTCTTCGGCGTTTTCGGCTCTACGTTATCCGCATCGTTCAACAACGTCGCCGCCGCCTTGAAAAATCCTTGCCTCATGGCTTCCGGAATATCATTATTCGTCAGCTTTTCAAATCGCCGCTTA